AAGGCGGGCAGTTACCCACTTGCCGTTAATAGCTATTATATCTCCGCGCTTGTCCCACCCTCTGTGGTAAATCCTTTTTGGTTTATTCGCTGACATCTGTTACCTCCTTCTTTCGCTCATAGATTCTCCTCTTGTTCCACCCCGCTAGATCCGCCCAGCTAAGCACCGTATCGCGGTGAATGCCGAACTCTTCAGCGATATGCTTTATGAGGCACTTCTGATTTAGTCTCTCGATGATCTTCTTACCGACCTCGATTCGTTCCTTCTTGGTTAGGCTAGCGGCGGTCTTCTTACTGACCTCGATCATTCCAGCCTTCTCTAGGTTCCTGAACTTGTACTTCTTGCACAGGTACAGTAGCCGATTGTTGTTTTTCTGTCTCTCGAATTCAGTCTCGGACTGATTTGATTCCAGTAAGTCCAGCACACGAGATGCTGCGTTACTATCTCCTATTGCTTGCATATTATTTATTCCTTTTTATTTATATGTCGAATCTCCCAACGGTGTGGAAGAATTTTATTGAGTCCAGAATGTCGCGCTCACCTTCACGGTTCTTTGCGATCTTCGTAAACATATGAGTATATGGTACTCCATTCGGGTCAACGTCCTTTGAAGCCTCGATGTCTCCCTTTGTGGGGAACATAAGGGTCACGATGTCGGCGTCGTTCTCGATGTCGCCGGAGTCCTTGAGGTCGTACAGGCTAAGCCCGCCCTCTCTCTTGGCTCCCTCGCGGTTGACCTGAGCGAGCAAGATGACTGACACGTTAAGGTTCAGAGCCATCTGCTTGATCTTGTGACTGATGTTGGCGATAGCCTCAGCCTTCGTACCGTTCCGGTTAACCCCGAATGGAATAAGCTGCAGGTAGTCAATGACTATGAGCTTAACCTTGTGAGCCTTCACGAATCTACGGCACTGAGAGATGAGATCCTCTACGTTCTTTACGGTGTGCGACGTATAGATGTCAGCCTCAGCCAGTGAAGTCATCGTGCTGTCGAACTTCTGTACCTGACTCTCTGTAGCTGAGCCGTCCTTGATTCCTCGGTAAGATACTCCGGACAAGGTCTGGGTCAAACGCACCGAGAGCTGCTTCTGCGGCATCTCAAGAGAGAAGATAGCCACGGGTACGCCGTCCTTTCGGTTAGCCTGCAGTGCCATAAACAATGCGAGCGCGGACTTACCGCACGAGGTAGGAGCAGCCAGTACGAATACTTCTCCAGCACCGATGCCGTTGTTGCCGAGATAGGAGTCCAGCCTTCCGGTGTGCGTCCGGACTACGTCAGGAACGTACTCGCCGGACTGAATGCAGCGGATCTCTTCGCGGATTGATTCGATCGAGTTACTAATCTTGGTCTCGTCAGTCGGCTTACCGTTCTGGTCAAGACCGGACTCAAGCTTTGAGGAGATGTCAATGTAGTCCATCTCACCTGAGTGAGCGTCCTCGAGCGCGACCTTGCAGGTGCGGATCAATCTCCGGAGGCGAGCCTTCTCTGCGATCAGGTCGCAGTAATAGTCCCGCTGCAGGCTGGAGTGCCCGTGCTCGGAGATGGCTAGGATACCAGCCATTCCCCCGATCTCGTCAAGACCTCCGGACTTCTTTAGCTCCTCGGCGAGAGCGATCTCGTCAATGGGTTTGTTCTCGTCCGCGATCTTACCNATGGCTTCAAAAGCAAGACGACCTCTAAGGGTATAGAAGTCATCNGGATTAAGCCTCTGCTGCACTGCGTCGTAGGACTCAGCGTCATTGAGGCAGCAAGAGAGGAGCTTGTCCTCTGCGTACTCGGCGTTAGGTTCCCCCGCCTGTATGTTTGTCAGTTCTTGATTCATCGTGCGTGTATTTTATTTGTTTAAGTGCCTGCCCGAGGGCTTTGAAGAACACTAGGTTCTCACCCTTGAGAGACCTAGGGTTAATGTTCTTATACATATTAAGAGCCAGTTCAATGCTATTATTCATAAATTTTAGATATAAAACAACCCCCCCGGATTTACCGGAGGGGCTGAGTTCATAAGACAAAGAAGAAAAGAAGTGCTATCTAAAATGGTACTTCATCCATACTGTTGCTGGTCGCCTCAGGCTTTGCGTCCTTCTTAGGTGGTCGCTCGTCGATGTGACGCGCGGCTAAACTGAGTCTTACTCCCCCGCTCTCGAGGGTCTTCTTCCAGCCTGACAGGTCATAGATCCCGGGCTTCGTGATATTGATCGTGCCTCGGTAGTCAGGTTGGTTTTCGTTCTGCTTGCGATCGTTAACGAATAACGATCCGGTATTTGGTTTATGTTCGTACGCCATATTTTTTTTGGTTGGTTACTTTTTGTTTAGGGTTAGAAGTTAGTCAGCATTTTGCAAGAAGTTCTCAAGCCATTGGTCAAACTTCTTGCGCGGGTAGCGGAAGTTGCGGCTGTTGAACCTGCAGACAGGGATGTCGGTCTCCTTGACCATCTTGAGCAATGTCTTGTTGCATACTCCGAGCATCTGTTGTACCTCCTTGGGTGTGTATAGTAAGCTTTCCATTTTTAGAATTCTAGGTTATTGGTTTTTGGTTTGTTAGCTTGAGCTTTGCCCTTGCCGTGAGTGTTAGTTGCGTCCGGATCCTTGGTGTCATCGATAGCAAAGAGTCCATTCAGTGCGTACTTGCGAGCGTAGGACGAAGCGGAGCCAGTAATCTGGGCTTGATCCATACCCTTCTTGGTTTCTGCGTGCTCGGCTGAACCCTTGGCTGGAAGGGATGCGTCCGAGTCATTGTCGTACAGAGTTGCCGTAGCCTCAACGAATAGCTTGCCGCCCTTCTCNACGATCTCGTCGCTGATGATAAGGCAGCACTGCCACTCTGCAAGCAGAGGCTTGAGTGCCGTTAGGATGTCCTCGCAGGATCGGTAGCTGTAGCCACCGAACTTATTGACTTGCCCCTTCGGGGCTTTCAAAGAGGACTGAATCCCCTGTAGTTTTTGGCGTATATTTCTATTGCTCATATTTGTTTTTGGTTAGTTTACGAAAGAGCTTGGAACGCTGCAGAGAATTACTGCACTTCTCAATCTCTTCAGGAGTTGCCCCCTCGCTAGTCAATACAGTGACTTGCTCGGAGGATGTCAAGTTATTTCTGAACCTCTTCTCAAGNTGGGTAAGCCCGACTGGGTGCAGGTAGTTGCTATGCTNTTTCTCTAGGTAGTCAGCGCAGGCTCGTAAGACCCCGGGCATTGACTTCTCTGGTACTTGGCAACGCTTCTTCAGGCAGTTCTCAATCTTACCTAGTAAGCCGTTGGCAGTCCTCGAGATTACCCCACGGACTAGACCNGATGTATGGCAGTGATCCACTACCCAGTCCGAGGTTCCTCGCATCAGGATAGGACAAGTCTTGGGCTGGTTAGATAGCCTGAATGACTTCAGGTCTTTGCTTGTGAGATAAGGCATAGTTATTTGAGATTCTCGGTGTCGATCAGGATGGCGTCCTTGCTGTAAAGGTATCCCGTACGTTTACTTATGATTTGAACTGCCTCGAAGTCAGTAGTCCAAGGCATCTCCCGATCCTCGAAACCGAAGTCGTAGTTCTCTCGGATAAGCTTTGAGATATTCCAGATGTAGATGAGTAGCTCGAAGGCATTGACGTATACGAAGTCCTTCTTGACGGACTCAGCTATGCCTATGTTGGTGTCCACCTTGAGTTGCTCAATGACCCAAGGGTCGTAAGCCTTTCGTCTGGACTTGATCTCTACTAGGTAGTCGTCGCTCTCGTAGTCAAAGGGACTGAACTCGTCCCTCGCTTTTCGTAGTTCCCTCATCCGAGGGAATGCCTTCATTATGTTATTGGCTACTTCTGATTCAGTCATCTGCGTGTATTGATTTAAGTGAACCCATCCCGCCTCGCTTGAATATAAGTCTGTCGGAATCCTTGAATGCTCTCTTAGCTAAAAGCTTGAGCGCGTCCTCGGATGACCTCGCGTACTTGTAAGCGCTGCACTCGCTGGGCATATCATCTCTTGTGAATGTAATTCTATAGCATTTCATTATCGAACAGTACTACGAATCCGTTACCTGCATTTATGGGGAGCACGTTGTACTCGATCCACTCTAATGCGTCCTCGGATGTCATACCCTGCTTCACGAACTCGTTAAGCATAAGCTCGAATGAATAGACAGGCTGACCGTGCTGGTCGCTGCCTATGATTGCGCCATCAAGACCTGTGAAATAAATACCTTCTTCGTCCATCTCTATTACGTTTACTAGCATTGATTCAGTTACTTCAATTACTTCATT